CGTATTTTGGTGGTTGAAAAGTAAGTGTTGTTCCTGGAGGAGTCTTGTCTGAAAAAAACGCATAAACTTTCTCTACTAGATTGTTAAAAACTGTAGAGGCTGTAAGTCCATCAGATTGAAGTCCAGAGTCACCGTATGGTGCAATGTAGATAGTGATACTGCTATAAACTTCCGCAATTGAAATGGCCTTAGCTACACCAGGTACCTGCACAGTAAGTGACGAGTAATCTGCAAGAGAAACAGCACGACTTAAAGCACGAATACTTTGTGGGGCATTAACGCGGATAGAATCTGTTGACTCTGGGTCAGCTCCACCTGTAGCCGCACCTGATACTTGACCAACATTTTGGTTAATTACAGTTAAGCCTACGGGATAAGTGCCAAGAATATATTTAATAGTGTTAACAGCCACGTTACCAGCTATGCCGCCGCCTACACGGTAAGTTGCAAGAATTTCAGCGCCATTAGGTGGGATGCGACCAGAGATGCCGTCACCAAAAGTTACATAGGTAACATTGTCAGAATCTGTCTCGGTAATAAAAACAGGGTCGTATTCTTGATAATCAATTAAGTAAGGAACCTGTGAGTAGTTTACTCCAGCAACAGTAATAGTTACGCTGCCATTAATTACGGGGCTATCAGGAAGTTCAAATCTCTGATTAGCATTTCCATTTGAAGGGCCAAGTGGCTCTGCCGTAACTGTCTCACCTTGTAGCCCGTATACAGTAGCAGAGCCATTAATAGAGTTGGCTTTTGCTGGCACTGACACAGCAGCAATTGTTTCAAATATAATTTGAGTTCTTTGCCCGTTGTTTATAATGCTAGTTGCTACTTGTGTTTTTGCTGGCACTACAATGATGTCAGTAGTAGAGTTTTGAAATGTAAGAAGTACGGTAGAAGCGGTAGCTCCTGTTGGTACGTAGCCTAAGATTTTTGCAATTTGAAGAACGCTGTTTCTTTGACTAGCAGTAGACAAGAAAGACTCATTAAGAGCGCGGTCAATGTAGAAATTAAGCTCATCTCCTAAGTAGGAAAACAGTTCAATCATTGTCATACCAAAGTCTGCTGGGTCGCGATTAGTCCACTTAGGCGCAAAGTTTGGAATAAGATTTATCAAATCTTCTCTGATAGCTTCATAATCTCTAGAGGTATAATCTACTTGAGGCACGTAGTTACTAGCCATTTGATATCTCCTTTATAGTGTCTCCCGCTCGTGTAAGCAGGCTTGTCTTTACGTTTACAGCTTCAATCTCAGTACCTTTACCTTTAGAGTAGTAAACGTCAAACTCTAAGACTTCATCAATAAGACCTGCTTTAACAGACCTTAAATTTAAATATGGAAACCATGAAGCAAAGCATCCAGCTACCGCTTGATTAACAAGGCTTTCAGCTGTTGATTGATTTTCAAATAAAGAATCATACACATTGCTACCAAAGTTAGGTCTCATAACTCTTTCTTGCAACTTAGTCATTACAGCAAGAACTACTCGGTCTTGAATAATTTTTTTTAAATCTGTTGTATAAGCAATTTCCCCAGAAGAATTAAATGAAAATGGTAGGGATATAGCGCGTTCTTCAGCCATCTATCTCAACTCCCATCCATACTGGATAATTAGGGTCTCCGCCTGTAAACATAACCCATACTTTTTGACCAACTCTAGGCACAAGTCTATGCGGTGTATGCTCAGGAGTCTGGTCTGTCTCTTGGTCGTCATTCCATTTATTATCTTTACTAGCGTCTGTCTCGTGCTCATGGTCAAGGCTTAAAGAGTTACCTGTGTGGTTATTAGTATGAGTTAAAGTTTGAGTGGCACTAAAAGAGTGAACATGACCAGGGCTTCCGCCACCTCCTGTGGTTCCAGATATAGAAACGGAGTGGTCTCCGTGCCCAAGTAGAAGAGCAGCCACTTCAGCAGCTAGGTGCTTCTTATGGTCAGGATGATTAGAGTTGGCTATTACTGGTAGGCACGGTCTAGCCCACTCTGTAATCTCTTGCCCCATAACCTGAGGTACTTGAAGCTTAATACGACTATCGTTTTCTGGGTCGTCAACATCAGCACAGATACCTTGATAGATACCATAAAACTTTAGGTCATCCATTAACTAGCCCTCTTTTGCAATCGTTGAGTAACAGCTGGAGAACGTTTTGTTTCAGTAAAAGTTATTTTTTTTACTGGAGCAGTAGTCTTCCATACAGAGGGTGCTTTAACACCCGCTGTTGGTTTTGCACGGTTGCCAATCTTACCAAAACTTGTAACATTTTTTTTATTAGCTTTAACGTTGCTCTTAATTATCTTACTTGTAGGTTTTTTCCGACTTTGAGCAATCCCAGGCTTTACTGCTCTAACTTTTTTTAATGGTGGGGAAGAGACTAGCTCTCCACCAAACCTTGCTGCTGAACCCAAAGAGTCTGTACCAATATAAAGCTCAGTGGTGTATGTAAAAACGCCTTGTTCTTCTTCAATAATTTTATGTTGAGCTCCAAGAATTACCCAGTAGCCACTATAAGTAGTACCAAGTCCATTTAAATACACAGGCATGTTAGGCCGTAGGTCAGGTTCACCTAGTACAACCGCCATACCTCTGTAGGGAAAAGAAGCTCTTAGCTCAGCGGCCTCTGCTTCAAAGGCTGCGGTCTCACCGTTAGGGACAACAACGTTTGTATTAAAACGGTCAAACATTTCGTATTGTGCCAGAGTCTTTGTCTTAGCATTTCTTTTTTGTTTAGTAATAGACACGGGAGATTTTGCAACTCTATCAACACCTTGTACTGCGTGAGCAGCTTTCATGTCTCCCCCGTCATAGGAGATAGACTCACTAATAATAGGCTTAAAGTTATATAGAGTAGAACCACGGGTGTCAGACTCCTTTCTCATTATAAAAGTGCTAGCTTCACTCCTATAGTTTTTAAAATCTTCTAAGATAGGTTCAAAGTACAGCTCGGTATTTTGAGTACGTAATGTGTACCCAATTTGCTTTGCAAGCTTTACAAGCATTTGCCAGTCAGTGCTTCCTGTGTGAGAAATCTGTTCAAAGATACGAGCGTGAGGAACTCCGTAGTAGGACAGCCCGTGCTTAGTCGCAATATCTCTGCATACTTGGTCAGCTGTGTAGTCTTTAAAAACTTTTTGAGTAGCCTGCTTTAATGGAAAAGATGCACTAATCATCACTACTTCTGTGAAAGCTGTACCAGGAGTATGGTTAGGTTCAATGTGATGAACATAACCATTGAACTCTCTGCTAGAGGTAGTTCCTTTTATTTCAACTGATACAGGGGAACCTGGCTTTATTGAATCGTATTCTAAATTCCAATCTTTAAAAACAACACTAAGCATTTCATGCTCATAGTTTTTTTGATAAAGGGTGGCGCTATACACACGCAAAGGTGGTTTTGCGGTGTCTGGAAATTGTACAGAGATAAAGTTATACACGAGGAATCCTTATAACAGTTCCAGCAGGAAGGTTTGTAAAGTCCGTTATCTCTGGATTATATTCAGCAATTACCCACCAAAAAGATGGGGTTTGATAATATTTGTAAGCAAGAAGGTCTAAGCGTTCGCCACGACTATAGGTGTGTTGCATGTAGCTTACTATTCCCATATCCGTCATAGAATAAAAAACCGTTGGGTTTTCATCTTGATTAGGTTTTGTTGCAAAAAAATCAATAAGAGAGTACTCGTATCTAGAGCCTGAATAAATAGACATTGTATCCCCTAAACAATCGATGAGCCAGCACAGCAGTCAACACTAAAGTTTACTGAAGTTCTTATTGGAATCATTTCTTCGGTAAACATAGTATGGTTAATAGACAAGTTAGTAATCCATCCAACGTAAGAAAGAGATTCGGTAGCATCTGGACCAAAACGAAATGCTAATAAACTAGGGCTTAAGAAGCCAATATCTGCAGTCTTCTTACCTAGAAGTGTTACCCAACCGCTACCAGGACCCGCACCATTAATAGCTTTAAACAGGTACTCAAGGTCAGACAAGGTGCCATAGCGAGACAATTCATATAGTTTCTGATTCATAGATATTTTTGCTAAAGCAGCAGAATCAGAAAGCCCATATTTATATTGATTTATAAACTCCGCACTAAAAGATGGGAATGCGCTTTTTTCAGCTTTTTTACTTCCAACAAGGTTTTTTAAAGCTGCAAAATCATTTACCCTATCTAACACAATACTGAACTGGATGTTCTCTTGTCCAGGGAATGCTCCAGACACAGAGCGTAGACGGTCTGCAGAAGATGGGGTTACATCCATATTTCTAGCAACTGCTACAGAAATATTTTCGGGATTCCATAGGAACTGGAAACCATAATTAAAGTCGGTAGACTCTCCGTCACTCAATGCTGAATTTGCTTCCGCAGCTTTTCTTTGAGCGTCAGTCATTCCTGCTGCTTTATCTGCTGCTGCCGTAGTAACTTGACCTGTGTCATCTGTTGTACCAATTTCATAGCCAGTTGAATATTGCCAAATGGCACCTCTACGTTTTCTATGTATATCAGTTCCTACTACAGCGTCTATTGTGCTACCAACAACAGGGCCTACAACTGCGTGTGGCCTGATGGGTAGACTCCAAATATGTGGAGGAAGATTAAAAGAGCATCCTGGTTTTGGATTTTGTTTTTCAGTTCTTGCTTTAAGTGCGTCAGCTCTTGTAGGCATTTTTTGTTTAGTAAGGGTTACAGGTGGAAGTTTAACAGTAGCTGTTTGCCCAACTAATGTAGTGATAGGTGGGATACTAACTGTTTTATTTTTTGTCAACCTGTTATTAGCAGTAGTACTAACTGTAGTTTTTGATACAGCAGAAATTTTTGTATTAGGAGTTTTTAGTTTTTCCCCTGCCATTATGAATTAGCCGCCTTACTAATAGTTTCTTGACTTGATAAAGCTGCTTTAAGGGCCTCTACTGTAGCTCCAGGGTTTCCCGAACCATCAATTTTAATTGATACTCCACCATAGTTATAGGTGGTAGCAGCTGCAGTATGCTTAGCACCTTCCCCCGCAGATTTAGCCATACTAGAAAGTATGCCTTTAGTATCTGTCTTGTTTCTTTCTAAAAACTCTCGCATAGAAAACTTGCCATCAGTCTGACTTGTTACACTTCCACCAGGTCCACCGCTGTATTTAGTTCCAGAATAATCAGAAGAAGCGCCGTTAAACTTATAATTACTTGCTTTACCTTCACCGTGAACCCAGGCAGACTTATTAATAGCTGCAAGGATAGTGTCTTTGTCCCCACCTTTACGAAGGGCTTCGACAACTGCAGCATAACCACGCTCTTCAGCTCGCTTGCCTGTAAGAGATGCAACAGTTGCTTTAATGCCATCATCCCAATTTGCGTAAGCTTTTACTCCAACGCTGTTCATCCCCTTAGAGCCAGGAAGTTCATATGTAGTATTCAATGGGTTGTACGAAGCGCTGTTCTTATAGTGACCGCCTTCAAACCTTGCCCATATCTTTAGAGCGTCCATTGAATCAGTACTAACAGGTTCGTTCAAAGCAATAAGCATTGCTTTAGCCAAAGCGTCTGGTGTTGATTTATCATTAAGTCCAGATTTAG